ACTTCTTTAATTCCATCACCATTTGAAAAGTCACCATTTGTAACTAAGTTTGGTGTTATTGGTAAAGTTACCAAATCAACTACTGGTGTATAATTTGTTATTTCTTGTTTTGTTTCTTCATAATCTATTACAAATGCTTCTCTTATTTTTAGAGTTCCACCGACCATTGATTGGTCGAGTTGTAAATTACTATTATTGATAGTTGCAACTTTTCCATCATCACTAAATGTAATATGTGATTCACCATTAACATCAGAAAAGGATAAACAAGTAAAACCTAATAATCGAAATTTTTCAAACCAATCTAAATCAACAAACCAATCTAAATCAATTTATGCAACAGTATGGAACAGCACAACCGCGTGGTTAAAATGAGTGCATTCGATGACGCATGGAACATTTTGAAATATGGTGGTCCGAAAGGTATGGATGGACTAGATGATGATGGTAATTATCCTCAAGGGAAAACAGTAGATATGCATGAATATCCCCCCGGCTCAGGTAATTTTATGACTTTACAAGACATACAGAGAAAAATAAACGCACCACCGAGAAGTAGGGCAAATGTTGGTGGACAACCTTCAACAAATGCTTTAGCGAGTATATTACCCATAACCCCTAATCCAAACACAAACGTAGATTACCCACCAATTCCAAATACAATCACGGTGGATGGAAAAGAGATGGACAGAAAAGAGTTTTATAATCAAAATAGAAACAACATTATGGTGAACTCAGAAACCGGAGTTTATGACCCAAATGACCCTAATTCTTGGCATCCAATGTAAAAAAACACGATTTAGGAATGTTTATTTATAAACCCCCTCTCGTATTTAACCCGTAAATGACTATGGCAACACCATTTGAAAGGGCTTGGCTACTAATCAAAGGACAACCTCTCGGTATACCTTTTACCGAACAAGAAAACAAGTTTATCAACAAAACTCTATACGAAGCCATGAGTAGTTCTGATGAATTAAAAAAGAGAGAAGCCAAAGAATTATGGCAGCATTTTTTGAGTTATTGACCGAATCCAGCGGTTGTACTTTGTTGACCTGAGGCTTTGTCTGCTGTTCTTCTACGCATTTCTTCGTCTGCTTTTCTATTTCTTTCAGCAGATGCATTCAAACTAGACATCGCTGCTTCCATTGGGTCGAAGTCTGCTACCTTTTGAGCAGCCGCTTCACCGACCTTTTTTGTGCCTTTTTTACCAAGTTCTTTTGCACCTTGCATAAGTGCTGCTCGACCTGCTTGAGTGCCAACAGCAGTAGCAGTTGAAGCAGCGGCACTACTAGCCAAACTACCTAATGCCCCAAGTGCTGCACCTATGGCTGGTATTGGCATATGATATTCGGAGTTAGCGTAACATCAAAAACATGTTGCTTACTCCGCTAAAGCGTGAATGAAGATTTCGTTTTAGTATTCAAGGCAAAATCTTACATTCAAGATAGACCAAAAAGACTTGCTCAGGCTAAAGTTCAGCGTTTGTCCCGTAAAACTAAGAATCGTAAAACTAAGAAAAGATACGCTCGTAATCTTGCTAGAGGAAACATCAGACCAAAAATGCGTAGACAAACAGGTTTAGTGAGGGTGGTGAGGCGAAGATGAGTGCTAAAAAACACGAATACGGCCCTGTGACAGAATATCACGGAACTATAGATTTACCAAAAGTTCTTTCTGAGGGGATTAGAGGCGGAAGCCCAAAAACTCGCTCAAATCGCTATATACCTGAGGGTATGAGAGAAGAAGATTTGATTTCATATACCCATCCTAATAGAGAAATGGCTTTAGCCTATGCACAAGATAGAGCAAACAGAATGAAACTTGACCCTAAAAAAGTCGGCGTTGTGGGTGTTAGAGGCACACAACTACCTGAAGCGGTTGAGCACCAAGAGCCAAAAGAAGGTATTTTTGGTGGAACAAGTAGTTTAGTTAGACCGGGTGGTATATCTCCTGAATATCTAATTCAAGCATCTGAGGATAAGATGAAACCAAAGAAAAAGAAAGGTGTTGTTTTGATAATTTCAGTTGGCCCAAAAATGCCACGTAAACCAACAGATGAGGCCACACCTAATAAAGAAGTCAAAAAATCATTTAATGAACCGATGGACATAGCCTATCAACTATTGAAAAGAAATCTATCACCAGCAGCACGAAAACATAAGTTGCAATATGACACAAAATATCAGTCTAGCCCGGAAAGGGTCAAATACAGAGTAGAGTTGAACCGTGAGCGTAGACGCAGGGGGATTTACGGTTCAGGCAACGGGAAAGATGTCAGTCATACCGAAGGTGGGAAACTCACTTTGGAAAATGAGCATGATAATCGGGCTAGGCACTTTAAGAATCGAGGTACACTTCGCAAGGTTAAGGTGAAAAAATGACAGGCGAAGAATACCCCATAATCTCCGACACCCATCATCCACAAGATGTGCCTATGAGTGATGAAGATATGGAATCATATTTTAATGTAAGTCACTTAGGAGAAATCGCAGATACAAATGATAGAATGAAACGGAAATTAATGAGCGATGTTCTTGGTCATTCATATCGTGGTAAACCTACATTTTATCTAACACCTTTTAATGAAGAAACAGGGTTTAGCAAGATGAGTTGTGATTGCGGTCATTGTGTTGGTATGGATGCTGTTTGGAAGAAACTCTGTCCTGAAGGAAAAGCAGCAGCAAAAAGAAAGTTCAAAGTTTATCCATCTGCCTATGCTAATGGTTGGGCTACACAATATTGTCGAGGTAAGTTTAGGGGGAAGAAAAAGAAATGAAACTTAAAAGAAAATCTTGCTGTTGTGGAGGAACTGAAAAAACACCTTGTGTTTGTATGATAAAAGGTGTAATGAATTGTTCTCCAAAATCACCCAAGTGTCCTTGTTATGCGTTAATGGATAAACAAAAGAGCATTAAGAAAATGGTTGGAGTTATATGACACGATGTACTTGTCATGATGTGCTCATTGTAAAAAACTTAAATCGTTGGTTTAAGGAAAAGTGGGTAGACGTTTCAAGAAAAGACAAAGATGGGAAACATCCACCTTGTGGAAGGAGCAAAGCAAAACTTTCAGGTAAGGGTTATCCTAAGTGTAGACCTTCTGTGAAAGTTTCAAGTGATACACCAAAAACATCAGGTTCTATGAGTAGTGGACAAAAACAAGCAGCCACAAAAAGAAAACGTGCAAAAAAACAAGGTGTGGGTGGGAAACCAACAATTGTTAAGACAGACTACGCTATGCGAAGCGACATGAGTGCTTTCTCCGCAGCGTGGGATATACTCAAAGCATCAACAGAAAGAAAAAAATTAAGTCTGAACAGAAGGCCAAACACCGGGCCAATTTCTTTTACTAACGAAAGACAGAAAACCCGTGAACAAAGAATGATACAAGACATGATTAATGAAACAGGAAATGAACAACCACGCGATGTGATGAATCAAAAGGGTAGAGAACAAAACCCACAAGAAGAAGAGAACCAATATCAACATATGTTAGAAGATTTTCAATATGAGGGGTATTAGAAATGAATGATTTTGACACATGTGATTGTTGCACACCTATGCAACAAGCATCAGCAGCATTGTTAGATTCTGTTTTTGAGAAAGCAAAAAAGAAATCAAAACCATTTCATGGTTACAACCCAAACAGACATAGTAGAAGTGGTGGACTAAATGCCAAAGGTCGAGCCAAAGCAAAAAGAGAAACAGGTGCTAACCTGAAAAGACCTGTTACTAAAAAACCAAGTTCACTAAAACCCGGTAGTAAAGCGGCAAAAAGAAGAAAATCGTTTTGTGCTAGAATGGGTGGAAGTAAAGGCCCAACTAGTAAAGATGGGAAATTAACACCGAAGGGTGCTGCACTAAAACGCTGGAATTGTTAAATATGATTACCAACGCTTTTCTTTCTATTATGCCGAATTGGTTGAAGGCTTTGATAGCATTATTTTAATTATTCAATATTACTTATGTATATAATAATAATATATTTATATGTTATATAATAACAATGAAATAATGAAAACATTTTCGTAGATTTCTTATACTAACCCCTACTGCGGTCAAGCAAGAGGTCATATCATGGATTGGAATGCCGATGGAGAAATAGATAACTCAGAATTAAGATTAACAGGACTGATTTTAGCACAATCAGCACTCATTGGAGTGGCGGTAGGAGTTTTTGACTCCGGTATTTGGTTACCATCAGGTGAAAGCCAAGACTCATGGGTCAACGGTATGACCTATGCTATGGCAGCGTTAGCAGTTCAAATTGTGGCATTTTACTTATTCAAAATGTTCTTTGAGCAATCAATGAGACAAAGAGTTAGTATGCAAAATCGTCAGAAAGAGTATGAAATGAGGATTCGCGGTATGCAAGGCGACCATGAACAAAGAAGAATGGAACTTCAGTTAAGGGTACAAGAAATGCAACTAGAAAGAGATTTAGCCGCATTTAAGCAAAATCCGACAGGATATTTTCAACAACCCACTTCACCTCCTGAATTACAACAACATAGCACTCCTTCGGGCGCTATGAGTTTAGGGTTAGATGCTTTAGCGCAACAACCTCAATCTGTAGTACCACCTAGAAACTTAGATGAAATATATCAATTAGCAGATTCACTTCAAACTATGCCAACACCACCTGCTGATGGAAAACCAACAATGAAGTTGAAAAAGGATGGCACACCTGACCTCAGATACAAGAGTTGAATTAGATGGGTAAAATATTCAAAACACCAAAAGATGATTCTGTAGAAGAAACACTTAGAGCCATGCATTTAGCAAATACATTTGATAACACATACGAATGGACAATTGGTTGGGTTAGAACAATTATTGTAGCAAGTGTAACTGCTTTAGGTGTTAGTGCTGCTGAATCTTATACAGACTTCACATTGTGGGGTTGGACTGTTGAGTGGTTTTTGGAAAAAGTCGCTGATTTCGCACAATGGTTATCTGATTTAGTGAGTTGAATAAATGTCAATGACAGGTAGCGTATTGGTGGGGGCTGCCCTTTTTGGACAAAATCTATACAATTCTTGGCGACCTAGAAAAGTAGGAGTTTATGGTACTAGTATGGTGGGTAAAACCACTCTTGATAGATACATGACAACACCGGGTGAAATGGAAGAAATACCTGAAGATGAAAGAACTTCTCACACTAAAATATTAGGCAAGTTCCTTTTACCAAAACCCACAAGAAAAAGAGTAAAATGGCAAGGTGAAAGAAGGTTAGTTCATTCTGCTGATATGGGAGGGCAACAAAGATTTTGGAATCTTTGGATGGATGATGCTGTAGCAAGACAAGTCGAAGCGGTTGTTTACATGTTTGATGATAGAGCATTCAAAGGTGGTGGAGAAGGGATGGAACAAGTTGCTGGATTTACATTCTTAGTAGACAATATAATTCAAAGACAGTATCGTTATAGAAACTTGAAGGCTTGGTGGAAGGGTAGAAAATATTCTCCTAAGGTGATTATGTTAGTTGCTAACAAAGCGGATAGATATTTTGATGATACTGCTGCTAGGTTATGGCCTCAAGGGAGAATTGGTGAACATAAAATATTTGACCCTTTTAGAGATGATTTAATTCGTTTACAAAAAGCAGGTGTACCAACTAAAAGGTCTTTTATGGCTACTAGAATAGGTTGGAATGTTGAGCCAACATTGATAGAACTTTTAACTTCGTAGGTGGAAAAATGAGTAGGAATAAAACAACATTAGTAGGCACAGGTGGTGGCTCTAAGAGTTTGAGAACTACAGTACCTTCTTGGATAGTTGAACAATTTGGCCTAAAATCAGGCAAAAAACTGTTTTGGAGACTAGAAACTAGTGAAAATGGGGAATTGTATATCAAGGTTAAGCCTGAGGGATAGTTATGGTTTTAGACGTACCCGACAATATGTATCGTGCTGTTACAGGCACAAGGTTACAACCTACACAGTCTTTAGCGGCTGTGAACGATGCTGCTATGGTGGCTTTATCACAACAAGGAAATCGTAACTTAAATTATGCTGCTTTAATGGAACAGGCTGTTGCTCAACAACAAATGCAAACTATTGCACAAACCAAAAATCTTGAAGTGCCAAAAGTTAATTTTTATCCTAGCACACATCCTGACCCAAGAAAAGCACGAAAACAAGACATAAAACAAGCCTATCGTTTGTTAGCACCAGCAAAAAGATTTTGGTTAAGCCCGGCTAGGTTGTTTGGAAGAAAATATATTTACAACAAACAAACTAATCTTTGTGTTGTAGATGGTTGTGATTGTGCAGAATTAATCAAAACTGATAATTTATATCAAAGAATAACTGATGATGAAACAGGAAGAAGTCTTTGGGAAATGTATTGGAATAACCCAATCACAGGAGAAGTAGAGGCTTTCTTAGCACAAGATAAAGTAACTAGTGGTAGAAGAATGAAAGGTACATATTGTCCTGAGCATTTACACCTTTATCATTTGTTATGTAAATGGGAAGCAGAACAAGAAAAAGAAGATGAGTTAAAACCATCTAGGTTTAGAGATAAAATGAAAAAAGGTGTTAGTTTAGTAACAGTTCCTGTTACAGCCTTGACAGGCACAACACAACCCACTCATAGTTTAGTTGAAAAATATCAAGTTTTTTTTGAAGAGATACAAAAAGATTCTAATAAATCAAAAGGAATAAATATTTGGCATATACCAAACCCTGAAAGTGGTAATAATGATATTACTATGATACAATTTGATATGAGAATGTTTCAAAAAGAAATACTTGAAGCCTCACTACCCACACCCGCTTTTTCTAACATGTTAAATCAAGCCAATATACCTAATGTAAACCAACAGCCTCAAACCATGATACCTGTTCCCCCTAATCAAGAGGTGGCACAACAATGACATTAGGAATAGGTACAAACCAAACTCAAAACAATGGCTTTACAGGTTTGGGATTAGGTGCTGCAACACCGTCAACTAATCCTTTTGGTGCTCAACAAAGTCAACAAATGAATCCCCTTATGGGCGGAATGTTGCAAGGTGCTGGTTTTAATCCCGCCCACGCTCAAGCACCTATAGCCCCTCCCTCAGAAACACAGATACTTGCAGCGATGATGAATACAATACAACCTATTGATAGATTTTTCATTGGACAAAGTATGCCTATATTTGTAGAAATGATTTCTAACATTACAGCGTTTTCTTTGTTGAATGTATTAAAAAACTCAACTTTCAAAATAGATGATGATGGAAATATGAAAATGGATGTATCTTCTTTACCTAGTGATTTACAAACTCTTTCTGCTGAAAACATAATAGCACAATTGAACACTTTACAAAATATTTCACAACAAGCAGTTACATCTGCTTTACAAGAAAGAGATAGAATAATTGCTATCTCCGAACAAAGTCTGTTACAAACTGCACTCACAGGTGCTTTAACAGACCAAACTTTCCTAGAAAATGCGGGTAATGCTATGGGTACAACTGCTCGCAGTTTCTTTGGATTGAGGTGATTAGATGAGAATAACCCCGACAGAATATATACCAAAAGAGTTTGCAGAAGTTTCCATGCACTTTTTCTCTCCAAAGAGAAGTGTGATTATAGATATGGTAATGGTACAATTAATTAGTGCTATGATTGTTGGATTACTAATTCTTTTATTCAAAGGTGGAGAATTAACTGCATCTGAAACATCTATGTATATGATTGGTATTTTCGTATCTTTTATTCTTTTGACCACGGTTTATGCTAGAATAACTAGATAGTATTATCAAACGTACGCCTCATCGTCTATTGCATGGGGGATGCCGTAACCAAACGCTCATGCTCTTTTTGTATGTCATCTGAAAGAGAAGTATATGAAGAAGCCTTGTTAAATGGAGACATGAATCCTAAACAAATAGATAAGGAAATGGGTTGGAGAACCAATACTGCCGAAAGGCATTATCGAAATCACATGGGTGAGTTTCATTTAGCATCAAACCATACTTGTAAAATATGTACAGACCCAAAAAGAGCAGAGTATGAATCTCGATATTTTGCTGATGGAACAGAATCTGAAGCCATAGCAGAAGAATTAGAAATACCGGAAAATAGTGTGTACCATCACATGAAGTTTCATTTTCAGCCGTTGGTTCAAAAATCAGCAGCAACTGAGGTCGCAATTCAAGTCGGAACGGAAATGACAACTCTAAGAGGAAATGTTGAAAGGCTAAATCAAAGACTTAACACTTATCTTGATGAAACTAGTGTACATGAAGATGGTTTTGTAAAAGATGCTGTAAGTTTACACAAAGAAGTTAGAGAATCTATTAAAGACTTAATGAAAATGGAAGAACAATGGGGTACTAAAAATGAAACCCCACAAATTAATCAAACAATCAACGTGTTGAAAGTAGAACTGTCTAAAGAATCACCTGAAACGTGGAAGAGAATTAGAGAGTCTTTATTGGAAAGCGGAGAGGATGCCACTTGATTTCTATAGGAGATTTAATGCAAATAACACATCCCGGTCATAGACATTATAATTCTGATAATTCATTACACGATAGTGATTTACCTTTATTTTTAGATTATTGTGTTAATGTAATAGAGAAGTTCAATTATCATCATTTTAATTCTTATAACAATAAATTAGAAAATGTAGATTGTATAATAAGAATAGTAGATTTAACCACACGATTACAACAAAGTGACGAACCAAAAGAAGTTTTTGATATTCGTGCTGAATTGAGAAAAGAATTATCTAATTTTGAATATCTTTGTGATACAATGGCTAGGTGTTTTGTAAGTCCTAATTTTGTCATAGAGTTCTATCATAGACTCTCTAATAAACTCAACAATGAAATAAAAGTATATGCGGGGCTAGACTATGACTGACCGTAGGGTGTACATTTCCAAGTCGGGAATGACAGGTACGGGTACAGACACAAGAATGTATTCACCACGTTCAGAATCTTCCCATATGTACCGAAATAATCACGAAGAGGACACTTATGGTATGGAGGATGGAAAAGTTCGTGATGATAAATATGAAAGAAAACTCCAAGAAAAAGAAAAAACAAAAGAGAAGAGAAATAAAATAAAACATATTCGTATAAAACCTAGTGATTTACCTGAAGAAGAAGATGAAGAAAGAGACGACTCGGAAAAAATAGATGCGGATAGAGAACTTTCTGCGCAAACAGGCCCACCGGGTAATTTAGGTTTTGAGACTAGTCTTGCTATGGGTGCAAAAGGGCCGGGTGCAGCCGCTGGTAATTTATTTGCTATGGGAGAAAGTATGGACATTATTCAATTACTTAAAATGGGTAAATATGGTAGAAGAGGTGTTGGTAGTGATAGAAGTTTTATGCCTACAACTAGACAGAAGGATGTTGCTGTAACAAAAAGAAAAACACCTAAAGAGTTGCTAATGCAAGCACTTACAGGCACACTTGGTTTAGAACGTAGTTTGACTGAAGCACAAAAAAGAGATTTAGTGGCTGTTAAACGAGCGTTAGATAAACATGGAAACAGTCTTAATATTCCTAAAACAACTATGACTAGAGATTTAAGTAATTATATGCCTATTTCTCAAACGACAAAAGATAAACGTGGTGAAAAAGGAGATAGAAGATATACTTCTATTGTACCCGGTGAAAAAGGTATGAATATCAGTACAGGTCAACCTACATTTAGAAATCTTACATCTAGACAAAAAGATATTACAGGTTTAGAAGGTATGGATTTAGTGCAAGCATTAGACCATGAAAATTATATGGATGCTTTATCTAATATGTCAAGATACACACAAGCACAAAACTTACCTGATGAAGAACCTAAACCAGCACCTGTTAAACAAGAAAAGGTGTTTAGAGAACCTGTTAGCCCTGAATTAGAAAGAATGATGAATGAATTAGGTATTGGTAGTAATATTTCTACAGGAGAGCCTATGTCTGATGCTTGGTCTACTTTGATGAAAGAAGATAGACCACTTGCTTTATTATCCAATCAAGAACTTAATATGAAAATACAAATGTTCAACGCTAACTATCCATTACCACCTTCAGAAAATAATGCAGAAGAATTAGATGCTCTAATAGATGAGTTTGAAAATAGACAAGAAGAAAATCCTACTAATGTAGACCCTTTTGGAGACACTTATCAAGAAGAATATGAACCTAATAATACAGATGGTAGTTGGCAACAAACTGTTTCACCAACTTCTAAAATAGAACAACCTAGTTATCATGACCCATATTGGCAAGATGTTATGACAGGTGAGCCTATGTCTGATGCTTGGTCTACTTTGATGAAAGCCACAGAAAAAGAAATGGAAAAAAGAAGAGCCAAAGAACGAAACAAGAAATGGCGACCATCAACAGGTCAGTTTGACACACCACCGGGTGGTAGTCTAGGGCCAAAAGGCTCTACAGGAAGAAGAGATAAGGCTTTACGTTCATCTATTAAACAAGGTAAAAAAACAGGTTTAGAGTTAGCAGATGTGGCTGTGGAGAGAAGCCATAGAGGTAGAAAAGTCAAACAACCGCTTTCTAAAGACCCCGCTAAATATAGAGAATATCAAGGCACAATGGAAGCGAGGAAAAGAGTAGGTAATGTTAGAGTACCAACCGCATCACAAAGAAGATTCGGACAACGTAAATATTTCGCAGGGCCAACGGGTGGTGGTAGATTACCTGCGGGGGTTGGGGTGAAAAGACCAAGAATCCATTCACCAAGAATGTCATCAGCCCCCTCAGTACCTCATCTAAATAGAAGAAGCACACCATCTGCTGGTTTATCGGTTGGAAAAATGGGGCTTAGGAGAATGGGCGCACCGCCTGTTGCTGTATCAGCACCACCTATGCCACCACCACAACCACCTATTCAAGACCCATCACAAATACAAATGAGTTCTGATTTAGTGGCGGTTAGTAATCTGTTAAAAGCAGGGCCAACTCATGCAGACATAGTTGAATTGAGAAGTTTAGTAAGACAAATGAAAAGGGCTTTGAAAACTAAAGACACGACATCAAAGGGTATGGGTACAAAAGACACTAGTGGGGCAGGTGAAGATAAACCGAAATATAATTCTGCTAGTTTTAGAACTACATCAAGACCTGAGGGGGCAACTGAAGATGCTACAAATGATTCTCAGGCTTTTGGTGTTCACCCTGAAAATCGTGGAGGCCCAACTCCATGAATTACATAATGCTATATTCTACAAACCTAAAGAAAAGCGATGGAAACGTAATTGCATGGGATGGGCAATACCACGCACAAAGACACCCCCCTGAAGAATCATTTAATTCTCCTGACCCTAAGTTTCCTGAATTACATGCACCTCCTTTTGCTCATACAGGTGGACATGGAGAGAAAGACACAGGAATGCCGGGTGTTGGTAATCTAATCAAAGGTGGATTTGATTTAGAAAAAACAGATAGTGGAAAAATAATACCTGTGTGGAAAGATGATTTTGGTGGAACACATTATCATGGTATAGATGGGGTTGCACATCATTATGGTAATTTACTTAGAAAAGCAGGTGTGGGTGGGTGTCCTATAGATGATATAGATGAAGCGATAAAACGCACAAACGCTGAACACGCAAATGTAGAAAACCATTTACCTAATTTTTATGACCCTGCATGGAGAAAAATTGCACTTAGTGATTATCAAGGTAATAATGAAGAAGGCGCAAGACAACATTACATAGAACACGGTGGAGGAAAAAAATTAGTAACGGGGTACACAAATTACCACAAGCAAAGAAGTCCTTTTGGGACATTCATTGATTCTTTATCTGTACCTTTTCAAAAACATTTGAGAAATATTGCAATAGAAAAAGGAATAGACCCACAAAGAATTGGTGGTAAATCATCACACTTTCTAAAATATCCACACATTAAAAGAAATCTACTTTCTTACGCCGTTCATCCGAAAGAAGGTCATAATGTACTTAGTGGAAATGTGTTCCCATCCGGGCATTTTGAAGGAGGGAAAGGACACGCTGCTAATGAAGAAATGATTGCAGGTTTAACTGATTTAGGTCATAGTGTTGATAGAAGCATAGAAGGACTAAGCGCACATTCAGGTGCAGCACATAAACTACCGAATGATTTCTATAGATTAAAAACTAGAAAAGGTGGAAGTACAGAAGGTGGGGCTTATTCTGTTGTGATGAATGAACTTTTAGATACTTTTCACCCTGACCGAGTTGGGGATGCTTTAGCCACAGGAAGAATAAAACAATCATTAAACCCTATACAACACCCTGCTTTAATGAATACGATGTTTAAGGGAAAAAGGCTTGCTGAGTGGGTGTTAGACCCGAACATGAGACAACAATTACTAAGTGAATTACAAGGTACTTCTGCTTTTAATAAATTAAATGGTAGTACCAAAAAACATTCTGCTCATCAAAAACTTATGAATGCTTATACTGAACTTCACACAGGTGTACCCACCGAAGAAGAATTAGAAAACACAATGGGTTTTGATAGTTATAGAAGTACAATCGGAACTATGAATGGAAGAAGAGGCACTCATCATACCGCTGGAAATATTTATGCTTTGGCTATGTTAGCAGGTAAAAATGAAGAAATAGGAAACATGGTTGGAAACACTAAACTTAGAGATTCAGAATTAAGCCCTGAGTTAGCAGCAAAACATGGAATAAGTTTGAGACAAGAAGCACCTGAACTCACAGCGGAAAGAAGAAGAGTAATAGAAGCCTTGCATGATTATCTAGGTGAAGCACAAGGACATAATGTTAGAGTTCCTTTACCTGAAGCCCTACCAACACAAGCAACATCAACACATTCAGTAACAGGTGGTAGGTATCAAGGTGGTACATTGGCTGATTATGTTCCTTATCAAGCCACATATAATTCACCAGCATTAGATGATACTGCAAGTCGAACAATGGGAAATACAATTCAAACTAATAAAAATCCAATATTAGAACAACAAGCGGTGATGCAACCTCAACCCCCACAGACACAACAACGTCAAGGCCCGATACCTTTACCTCCGGGCGCAGCAGCAACAAGGATGGCGGCTGCTGGAATGAGTGATGAGCAATTACAACGTATTGCTGCGGCAGGTGGACAAAAAGTTTCGACCCCTGAGAATATCGCTAGATATAGGCAAACTTTTTCAGACCCACAGCAGACTTTTTTAAGTCAGTTCACTAAGGGGGGTACTAACATGTCTAGCGCACAGGACAGAATTGTAAAAGCGTTAGAGGATGTACAGATGAAAGATGCACTAAGTGATGATAGTGTTTTGAAGCATTTAACAAACTCAAAATTATCAATAGAGTCTAGTGAAGATATTGCCACTATTTCTAAAAAATTAGGTATAGCACCTCAAGATGTTAGATTGATTCACAACGCTAAAGGTGATTGGATGAGACTAACAAAATCTTTTGGTTATACAGAAACAACAATCAAGGTAGTTAAGGCATCATTTAGGGGTGTTTTAGATGAGTAAGGTGCTTATTGTAAAAAGTGCCGCTGCTGCACAAAGCGCGTCTTTTGCACCTACTGTTACAGGTGGTGGTAACGCAGCCATGCAAATGAATCTCCCTGCTGGAAAGGGGGTTACAGGTTATGGTAGAATAGTACCTGCTTTGGGTGCTGCTTGGGGGGCGTTGAATACTTTAGCAGATGACAGTCAAGGAGATTTATTTTCAAGTATGGGTCAAGCGGGAATGAGGGGCTACACAGGTTATCAAGCAGCATCACAAGCCTTAGGGCCAGCACAAAGATACGCTCAACAATTTTCACCCGCTGATGCTCACCGGAGATTCAACAAACTTAGAGGTGTAGCCCCGCCTGAACATAGAGCGCAGCAAATCGCAGTACGAAGGGAGAGAGCAGCACAACCTACTGTTTCGCCGGACTTTGAAGCCCCGAAAGATTTTGATGCTAGTATGTTTAATGGGGGTTATACCAATTTTGGAAATGCACAAGCACCTCAAAATGATATAAGTCATGTGGGGGCTATGGTGGGTCAAGCGAATAAAGAACAAGAAGGAAGTATGCAAGCCGGTCAACAAGCACAAGACCAAATATCACAAGATTTAGAAGCGGTTAAAAATCAAGAAGATTTACAAAGACGAGTAGCAAAATCTGTAAGACATTGGAGTTATTACTAATGGTAAAAGATGTTGAAGCCTTTGTTCTAGAAATGGACAGGGAGATGTCTAAGAAATCTTTTCGATATTTTTTTGTAGATATTATGGGGATGCTTTATAGCGGTCATCATGAAACTTGGGATAAAGGTTTAGAAGAAAACCAATACTACTGTGTTAAAGCATCGCGTGACCACGGTAAATCTGTATTTTTTATGTCATATGCTTTATGGATAGCAGCATTTAATCCCGGCACTCATATAATGATTTTTTCTCACTCTATGGAACAGACTCTTGAACATATGAGATTTATTAGAAGCAATATAGATACTGTTGAGATACTCCGTGATTTGAAACCAACATCAGGAAAACCGTGGGCTAAATCATATTTTGAGTTGACTAATGGTTCTCGTATCATGGCAAAGTCGGTTGGTGGTGCTACTAGAGGTTTCCACCCTGACGTAGTTGTTTGTGATGATATTCTATGGGGTACTACAGGTACTGAATTACAAAGAGCAGCCGATTGGTTTTACGGTGTTTTACTTCCTGTTCTTCACCACAGTTCTAGGTTGATGATGGTTGGCACACCATTCAGTTACAATGACTTATATGCTGAGTTAGAACAAAAAGAGACATTTTTGGTTGAAACTTTCCCTGCTATAAATATGAAAGGAGAGGCTCTTTGGCCTGAGAGATGGGATTTAGAATCTTTGGAACAAAGACGTTTATCTATGCCAGCGATACAATTTAGCCGTGAGTATCTATGTGAACCGATTCATGATGTAGCAAGTATGTTTCCTATGGATATTTTAGAAGGTGCTAGAGATAAAAACTTAGTTTTGTTAGATAGGGCTGATACTAATTTTAATGAAGAAGGGCAACCTGATGGCATTTGGGGTCAACATTTCATAGGACATGACCCTGCTATATCTTCTGATAAAAATGCTGATTTTACCGCTATGACTGTAATGAGGATGTTACCAAATGAAGATGTAAAACAAATTGTACACGTTGTCCATGAAAGGGGAATGTCGTCATTAGCACAAAAAAGAATGATGGTTATTCTAAATAACAAGTTTCAACCTGATTTAATAGAATTAGAAGGTAACAATTTTCAAAGAATGTTAGAAGCAGAGATGAGAGAAATGGCTTCGGATATGCCAATAAAGGTCTTTATGACAACAAGAACAAAAAAGGAATCGCTTTTCATGTCTTTATTACTCGCGTTTGAACAAGGTCAAATTAAATTACCG